TTAACTAAGTTATATCAGCAGATTGACTATAATGACTCAATGATTAAAGAGCATTATCTAACTCGTGGGTCTTTCTCTTGGAGAGATGGCATAAGAGATACTGAAGTAATATGGACACCCGATACTCGTGGTAGGTTCCTTATTAGTTGGGCACCACCTAAGCATATGCAGAATAATGTGCACTTGCGTAATGGGATTAAATATCCCGGTAATGAGCACCTTGGTTCATTTGGCTGTGACTCTTATGACATATCAGCCGTAGTAGGTGGACGTGGTTCTAATGGTGCACTACACGGTATGACTAAGTTTCATATGGACGATGCGCCTGTTAATGAGTTTTTCTTAGAATATGTTGCTCGTCCACAGACGGCAGAGATATTCTTTGAAGAAGTCTTAATGGCTTGTATATTCTACGGAATGCCTATCTTAGTGGAGAATAATAAACCAAGGCTATTATACCATATTAAAAATAGGGGATATAGAGGCTTCTCTATTAATAGACCGGATAAGCAAATGGCTAAATTAACTAAGACTGAGCGTGAGTTAGGAGGTATTCCAAACTCTTCAGAAGATGTTAAGCAAGCACACGCTTCTGCCATCGAGTCGTATATAGAGAAGTTTGTTGGGTTGGATTTAGAAGCAAAATACAGAGACCCTGAGGAAATGGGAACAATGCCATTCACAAGAACACTTGAGGATTGGGCAAAGTTTGACATAAACGATAGAACAAAATTTGACGCCTCTATTAGCTCCGGATTATGTATAATGGCCAATCAGAAGCATTTGTACGTGCCTGAGAAAAAAGAATCGAAATTAATTATTAACTTCGCTAAATATAGCAATGAAGGAAAAACAAGTCAATTGATTAGATGAAAAATGTAGCAATCGAAATAAATAGTGTGTCTTTTCCAAGTCAGTTAGCTACTGACGCAGAAAAGGCATCTGACTCATTTGGTTTACAAGTGGGTCAGGCCATCCAATATGAATGGTTTCGTAAAGATGGAAACGCCTGTAGATACTACAGCCAATGGAGAGATTTCCGCAGATTACGATTATATGCACGTGGAGAACAGTCTATTGCAAAATATAAAAATGAAATTGCTATTGATGGTGACTTATCTTATTTAAACTTAGATTGGACACCCGTTCCTATCCTTCCTAAATTTATTGACATTGTTGTAAATGGTATGTCTGATAGACTTTTTAAGGTTAAGACTTATGCACAAGATGCAATGTCTCAAGCTAAAAGAAGCAAGTATCAAGATATGATTGAGGCTCAAATGGTTTCAAAAGATATATTAGAAACCATTAAAGATAAGACAGGCGTTGATGCTTTTATGATGGACCCTGAGGAGCTTCCTGAAACTGACGAAGAATTATCATTGTATATGCAGCTTAAGTATAAGCCTGCTATTGAAATTGCAGAAGAAGAAGCAATCAATACCATATTTGATGAAAATCACTATGACGATATTAGAAAAAGAATAGACTATGACATTGCTGTCGTAGGTATTGGCGTTGCTAAACACGAATTTTTACAAGGAACAGGTGTTCAGATTTCATATGTTGACCCTGCTAACATTGTCTATAGTTATACTGAAGACCCATTCTTTAAAGATTGTTTCTATTGGGGAGAGATTAAGACTCTTCCTATTATGGAGTTAATGAAGATTGACCAAAGTCTTACAAAAGAAGATTTACAAGAAATAACTCAATATAGTCAATCTTGGTATGATTATTATAATGTAGCTCAGTTTTATGAGAATAGTTTATTTAATAGAGACACTTGTACTTTAATGTACTTTAACTATAAAACATCTAAGAAGGTGGTTTATAAGAAGAAAAGACTTGAAGGTGGTGGTTCTCGTGTTATTGAAAAAGATGAAACCTTTAATCCTCCTACTGAAATGATGGAGGAAGGTAACTTTGAAAAGATAGAAAAGACTATCGATGTTTGGTATGAAGGTATTATGGTAATGGGTACCAATATCTTATTGCAGTGGAAGATGTCTGAGAATATGGTTCGTCCTAAGTCAGCTTCTCAACACGCTTTACCAAATTACGTTGCTTGTGCACCTCGTATGTATAAGGGTGTTATTGAGTCATTATGTAGAAGAATGATACCATTTGCTGATTTGATTCAAATCACGCATTTAAAATTACAACAAGTTATTGCTCGTACTGTACCTGATGGTGTCTTCATTGATGCTGATGGTTTGAACGAGATTGACTTAGGAACGGGTAACGCATATAATCCTGAGGATGCTTTAAGATTATACTTCCAAACAGGTAGCGTGATTGGTAGAAGCTATACTCAAGATGGTGAGTTTAATAATGCAAGAGTGCCTATTACTCAGCTTAACTCAAGCTCAGGTGCGGCTAAAACGCAAATGCTTATTACTAATATGAATCATTATATCGATATGATTAGGTCTGTGACCGGTCTTAACGAGGCAAGAGATGGTTCAAATCCTGACCCTAACTCATTGGTTGGCTTACAGAAATTGGCTGCATTAAATTCAAATACAGCGACAAGACACATCCTTGATGGTTCTTTGTACATTTATCGTTCATTAGCTGAGGCATTAACCTATAGAGTAGGTGACATTCTTCAATATTCTGACTTTAAAGAAGAGTTTGCTAATCAAATTGGAAAGTATAATGTATCTATCTTAAATGATATTAAGGAGCTTTATATCTATGACTTTGGCATATTTATTGAGATTTCTCCTGATGAAGAGCAAAAAGCACAGCTTGAAGCCAATATTCAAATGGCATTATCTAAAGGTGATATTAACCTTGAAGATGCAATTGACATTCGTGAGATTCGTAATCTTAAGTTAGCTAATCAGTTATTAAAGATGAAACGTATTAAGACTCAAGAGCAAAAAGAGAAAATGCAAATGCAACAGCAAGCAATGATTTCTCAACAGCAATTGAAGTCTCAAGAATTAGCGGGTCAAGTTGCAATGCAGAAAATTGAAATGGAGACAAGGTCTAAGATGCAGATTAAACAAGCTGAAGTTGCCTTTGAAATTCAAAGAAATGAAGCTGAGGCTAAATTAAAATCTCAGTTAATGAGAGAAGAGTTTGACTACAATATGCAACTTAAGGGTATTGAAGCAAAAGAAATTACTGATAGAGATAAGATGAAAGAAGATTTAAAAGCGCAAAGAATTAGTCAACAAAATAGCGAGCAATCTAAGTTAATTAATCAAAGAAAGAACAATCTTCCTCCTATGAGTTTTGAATCAAATGAAGATAGCTTAGATGGATTTGACTTAGCAGAATTTGAACCTCGATAAAATGTCGAAATTTTTATCTATTTTTGTATAAATTAAATCAAATCAAATGGAATTAAAAGTTAGAGCGTTAGACGTAATTGAACCTAAGAGTGTTCAAGAAGTGGAGCAACAATTACTTGAGAAACACGAAGAGTCGTTAAATCAAGAACCGGAGCAAGAAATAAATGAACCGGAGCCACAAGCAAATGAGGTTGAATTAAAAGACGAAGATGTTCTTTCATATATTGGTAAAAGATATAACAAGCAGATTAATTCATTAGATGATTTAGTGGCTGAGCGTAAAGAAGCTGAGCAATTACCTGAAGATGTAGCTGCTTTTATGAAATATAAAAAGGAGACAGGACGTGGTTTTGAAGACTTTGTAAAATTAGGAAAGGACTTTGAAACAATGGACCCTGACCAACTTCTTAAAGAATACCTTGCTTCCACACAGGAAGGTCTTGATAGTGATGACATTGAGACGTTAATGGATGAGTATAAGTTTGACGTAGAGTTAGACGATGAGTCAACCGTTAAAAAGGCAAAAATCGCAAAAAAGAAAGTTCTTGCTGAAGCCAAGAAATACTTTAATTCGCAAAAAGAACAATATAAAATGCCGCTTGAGTCAAGAATGGGATTTGTTCCGGATGCAGAAAAAGAAGTGTACGAAAGCTATAAGCAATATACCCAACAGGCAAAGACCATAGAAGAGGAGAACAATCGTAAGCGTCAATGGTTTGACCAAAAGACGAACGAAGTTTTTAACGGAGAGTTCAAAGGTTTTGAGTTCAGTGTTAATGACAAAAAGTTCACGTTTGCTCCGGGAGACGCCAATGAGTTAAAAAAGAACCAAGCAACACCACAAAACTTTATTAACAAGTTTTTAGATGAGCAAGGTTTGATGAAAGACGCATCAGGTTATCATAGGTCTTTGGCAATAGCAATGCATCCTGACAAGTTTGCTAAGTATTTCTACGAACAAGGATTAGCTGACGCCACAGATGATGTTACTCGTAAAATCAAGAACATCAATATGTCTGAGCGTAAAGCTCCTGAAGTAGGAAAGGCTACAGATGGAATGCAGGTGAAAGCGATAAACCCTGATTCAGGACGAAACCTGAAAATTCGCAGCATAAAAAAAATATAAACATTAAAATTAATTAAAATGGCAAGTGCATTATTAAGTAACCCTACCTTTGCGCTGCAACCCGCAGCAGAACAGGTAGCCTTACAAACTAACTACATTACCAACTTCAACTTCTTGAATCAGTATCTTCCTGATACTTATGAGAAGGAATTTGAGCGTTATGGTAATAGAACAATTGCATCTTTCTTACGTATGGTAGGAGCAGAGATGCCGTCTAATTCAGACCAAGTTAAATGGGCAGAACAAGGACGTTTACACATTAAGTACACTAATATTACTTCAGCAGCAGCAGCAGGTGCGGCAACCGCAACTTTTACTGTAGCTGATAGTGGTGTAACTTATATCGCTATCCGTGTTGGACAAACAGTTATGATTCAGAACAATGCATCAGGTGTTTTCAACAAGGCTATCGTAACAGCAGTTCCTTCAGCAACTACTTTCACAGTAGCTTACTATGAGACTGCAGGTCAAGCATTCGCAGTTTCTACTCAATGTACTGTATTCATTTATGGTTCTGAGTTCAAGAAAGGAACAAACGGAATGGTTGGTTCATTAGAAGCAGAAGATAACATCTTCTCTAACAACCCTATTATCATCAAAGATAAGTATGCGGTTAACGGTTCTGATATGGCTCAAATCGGTTGGGTTGAAGTGACTACTGAGAACGGTGCTACAGGTTACTTGTGGTATTTGAAATCAGAGCACGAAACTCGTTTACGTTTTGAAGATTACTTAGAGACTTCAATGATTGAAGCAGTTCCTGCTGCAGCATCTTCAGGTGCAGCAACTGCAGGTTTTATTGGTTCTGAGGGTATTTTCTACGTAGTAAACAATCGTGGTAACGTATGGGGTGGTGGTACTCCAACAACTTTATCTGATTGGGATTCTATCGTTTCTCGTTTAGATAAGCAAGGTGCTATCGAAGAGAACGTAGTATTCGTAAATCGTGGATTGAGTTTCGATATTGACAATATGTTAGCTACATTGAACGGCTACACTTCAGGTGGTGTTGCTCAATCAGCTTCATTCGGTCTTTTCGATAACGATATTGATATGGCGTTAAACTTAGGTTTCACAGGATTCCGTAGAGGTTACGATTTCTACAAGTCTGATTGGAAATACCTAAACGACCCAACAATGCGTGGTGGTTTAAACCAAACTGCTGCAACTGCAACAGGTACTATCACAGGTTTGATGGTTCCTGCAGGTTCTACTTCAGTGTACGACCAAATTATGGGTAAGAACGCTAAGCGTCCTTTCTTACACGTAAGATACCGTGCTTCTGAAGCAGAAGATAGAAGATACAAGACTTGGATTACAGGTTCTGCCGGTGGTGCTGCCACAAGCGACTTGGATGCAATGGAGGTAAACTTCTTATCTGAGCGTTGTGTATGTACTTTGGGTGCAAACAACTTCGTATTATTCCGTTATGGATAGTAGGTAGTAAATATATCGGGAGGGTGTCTTTAAAGACACTCTCCCTTTTTTAAATCTAATTAAATTAAATACAAAATGGCAAAAGGTACAACACCTGTGGACAAAGTCTACAAGTTAAAAATAGGAAATCCGCTATCATATACATTAGCGTCAAGAAACCACCCTCGATTCCCACTAATGTGGTTTGATGAGAAAAACAATGTTAATCGTTCATTGAGGTATTCAACGAATCAACAGTCCCCATTCGAGGACGAACAAGATGGAAATGCAATTATAGAGCCAATTATCTTTGAAGATGGCTTCTTAAGAGTTCCAAGAACAAACCCTGTATTACAACAATTCTTACACTACCATCCACTGAATGGCAACATATTTGTTGAGGTAGATAAAGAAAAAGATGCTGCTGCTGAGGTAGAAGACTTAAACTTAGAAGTTGAGGCTTTAATTGAAGCTCGTCAGTTATCACTTGACCAAATTGAAACCTTAACAAGGGTTATGTTTGGAAAAGACCCATCTACCGTGTCTACTGCTGAATTAAAGCGTGACATCTTGGTATTTGCTAAAAGAGACCCAAAAGAGTTCTTAAATATATTAAATGACCCTGAATTGAAGTTTCAAGCTAAGGTTCGTTTATTCTTTGAAAATAAGCTATTGGTATTAAGAAATGGCGAAAAAGAGGTATGGTTTAATACATCTACCAACAAAAAGAAGATGTTATCTGTTCCATTCGGAGAAGACCCTTATGAGATGGTAGCCCACTTCTTACAAAGCGATGAAGGTATTGACTCCTTAAAAATGTTAGAAGCGACTTTGGCATAATAGGTTTTGATTATTGATTATTGGTTAGAAGAGGGTACTTATTGTACCCTCTTTTTTTTTATGTATATTTGTAAAAAAAGAAGTAATGATAAACTCAGTAAGAAATGCAGTATTATCTATTCTGAACAAGAATAATTACGGCTATATTTCTCCTTCTGATTTCAATTTGTATGCTCAAAACTCACAGATGGAAATATATGAGGAGTACTTTGGTAACTATAACAAAGTTATAAATGCTGAAAATGCACGTGTATCAGGTACAGAATATGCAGATATGGAGCAACCAATTGCAGAAGTATTAGAATATTTTTTACGTACAGACTATCTTTCTAAGATTGCGGCTAATAGATTTTCTATGCCAAGCCCTGCGACTACAGGCTATTATACTTATATGCTTTTAGATGTAAAATGTAAGCCTGTTGTACTTAAGACAGGAACAAACACATCTGTAGTAAGTTTAAGATTGGTTGATAGTACAGCAACTTTTTTATCTAATGGTATTTCTGCAGGAGATGTTGTTACAAATTTAACTACGGGATTAGTCTCTACTGTGGTTTCGGTAGTTAATAATACAAATATTCTATTGGATTCAAATATATTTTTAGCGGCAGGAAATGGATATGCTATAGTATCTTCCGCTACTGTTATACCTGCAGAGAAAGTTCTTAACTCAAGACTTACAATGTTGCTTAATTCTAATTTGACTAATCCAACTAATGAGTTTCCTATTTACGCATTAGAAGGCGACCAATTGACTTTTTACCCTGCAACAATAAGTAACAAAGGTCAGGTTCAAGCAACGTATTTTAGGTACCCTAAAGTGCCAAAGTGGACCTATATTACGCTTTCTAATGGTGAGCCGGTATTTGACCAATCACAACCTGATTATCAAGACTTTGAACTACCTATTGAAGACGAGTATAAGTTGGTGACTAAGATACTTGAGTATTGTGGTATATCTATTCGTGAGACACAGGTTACTCAGTTTGGTATGGTACAAGAGCAACAGCAAGAGCCTTCATTTACTGTGCAAAAATAAAATTATAAGCAATGGCATATATATCACAATATCAATACTATGAGAATGGAGGTGTTACTCCCGAGGACGCCAATTGGGGTTCATATCAATATGTTAGTTTACAAGACATTGTAAATAACTTTTTATTAATGTATGCAGGCAACCATTCATTGGTTAATAACGAAGAGCGTTATAAAGTATTGTTTCACGCTAAGCGTGCAATTCAGGAGTTAAACTATGATGCATTTAAAGAGATTAAAGTATTAGAACTTACTGTTCCTGATATGTTGAGATACATTTTACCTTCTGATTATGTGAATTGGGTACGTGTTTCATTGTATAAAGACGGATGGTTACGCCCATTGTCTGAAAATATTCAAACGCTTTCATCTAAGGCATACTTACAAGATAATACAGGTCGTATCTTATTCGACCAAGATGGGAATGCATTAAGTCCTCAGTATTCAAATATTGACTTTGATAGATTGACTAAGACTAAAAAAAGCATTTATTTAAACCAAGGCAATCAATTTAATGGTCAGTTAGGATGGAATTATGATGGAATGTGGTATTTTGAAGGCAATATTGGAGCTGCTTATGGATTAAATACAGAGACTGCAAACTTTAATCCTACATTTAATATTGATAGAAAAGCAGGAGTTATTAACTTTGACTCGTCAATGTCAGGTGAGTCTTGCATTCTTGAATATGTTTCTGATGGTATGGAAGGCGGAGACAACTCATTGATTACGGTTAATAAGTTATTTGAGGCTTATATTTATGCAGCAATTGAGTATGAAATACTAAGTTCTAAACTTGGTGTTCAGGAATATGTGGTTGCTCGTGCACGTAAGAAGAGAAGAGCGTTATTAAGCAATGCAAAAATAAGAATTAGCAATATTCATCCGGGTAGACTCTTAATGAACTTAAGAGGTATGGACAAGCAAATAAAATAAAATGGCAAAATTTACAAGGAACTTTACGGCAGGTAAGATGAATAAGGGTGTAGACCAACGCTTATTACCTGAAGGAGAGTATATCGATGCTATGAATATTAGGATGGGTTCTACAGGAGACTCAGAGATGGGGGTTCTTGAGAATACAAAAGGTAATTTACCTCTTACTTCATTAGCATATATTAACGGAACTGCACTTAGTTCATCTGCAAGATGTATTGGTGCATTACAAGATAGCGCTACTGAGACCATCTATTGGTTTATACACGACTCAAACTTTTCAGTAGGTGCCACAGGAAAACTTGATTTGATTGTTTCTTTTAATGTTTACACAAATGTGTTAACTTATCACGTTCTATCTATTAATAATGGAGGAGGTGTTAATACTACGTTAAACTTTAACCCTAAATATTTGATTACGGGTATTGATATATTAAATGATTTATTGTTCTTTACTGATGATTATAATGCTCCAAGATGTATAAATATTAATAGAAACTATCCTAATCCAATTAGTAATATAGACCAAATTACAGCAGAATCTTTGCTTGTTATTAAGAAGCCACCTGTAGAGTCACCAACTGTTGAGCCTATTGTAACTAATGGTCAAGAGAATTTTTTAAATACAAGATTTATTTGCTTTGCATATAGATATAAATATATAGATGGAGAGTATAGTGCTACTTCTCAGTGGTCTCAACCTGCTTTTGTTCCTAATCCTTTTAGCTTTAGTACTGAGAGTTTTTTGAATGATGGTATGACTAACTTTTGCAACTCTGCTATAATTACTTACAATTCAGGAAGTTCGCTTGTAGTTGGTTTAGATTTATTATTTAAAAATGCTGATGGAAGTGTTATTAAAGTTATTGAGAAACTTGACAAGTCTAATTTAGGACTTGCAAATAATACTGAGTATCAATATACTTTTACTAACAGCAAGATATTTACCGTATTGTCAGAAGCAGAATTACTTAGATTATACGATAACGTGCCAAGATTCGCAAAGGCTCAGACTATTATGGGTAATAGGTTAATGTATGGTAACTATGTAGAAGGATATGATTTAATAGACCAATACGGTGCTCCTGTCAAATTTGAGTACACAACTGATTTAATATCAACTCCTATAGGCAATACAAGTATTACTGATGGACTTGCTTCAGGTAACTACTCAATTAATGGTACTGTAACTATTGCTAACGCAGTGGTTACGTTTGATTTAGGAGGTCAAAATTTAATTTCAGGTTCTGCAATTAGTTTAGATGTTAGCATAACTCATTCTGAATTTAGCGGTCAAACACCATTTCCAACTGAAACAACAGATATAGTTAGATTAAACTTTGCATTTTTCTTATCTACCGATTATGCATCAGTATATGATTTAGCTACAAGCGTTGAGTTTCAAAACGCAGTTGGTACTGCAGCTAATATTCAACTTATTGCAAATGCTTGTAATGGCACAACTTTTACAGATGCATTTAACTGTGCTATACCGAATAATTTAGATGCTTTAATTAAAAATGGTAGTGGTATAAGTGCAGTTGGTCAGCCAATCAATATTATTACAAGTCCGGGTAGTAGTGAAATTGGTTTTCAGTTTCCTGCTATGCGTTATGTTAATAATGTAACAACACCTACTCAAACGGTTTATGAGTATTATCAGGTAACATTAGCTCAGGCTACATTCCAAGAAATTGCAAACACACAAAGTTTACATAGCAATCGTGATTACGAGATTGGCATTGTGTATATGGATGATTTTAACAGAGCAACAACTGCTCTTGTAAGTCCTAATAATACAGAGCACATACCTTGTGGATTCTCTGCTAATAAAAACTCTATTCAAGTAACAATACCTCCAAGTCAATTACCACCTTTTTGGGCGACAAGATATAAGTTTGTTATCAAGCCTGATGAAGAAAACTATGAGACAATTTATTGTAGCATATTCTTTGAGGACCCATTAACAAATAATGCTTACTTTTTGCTTGAAGGTGAGAATGCACGTAAGGTAGAAGCGGGTGATAGATTGATTGTTAAAGCTGACTCAAATGGTGCTACCACTTCTTGTGTGTATGCCACTGTGCTTGAGAAATCATCTCAGACGTCAAATTTTATAGAAATACCAAGTGCATTAGACCCTGACGTACTTATACCAATTCCTGCGGGAGTATATATGAAGATTAATCCTAACAGCTTTAATATTGTTCAGGATGAATTAGCTATCATAGCTCCGGGAAAAATTACGGTTACTTCTCCAAGAGGCGGAAACTATCCTATTCTTTATTATCCAATGAATAGATATGATTCAGTTACTTCTGCTTGGGTAGATTACGATGTACCTGCGGGTAGTAGAATTGTAATGTATATTAGACAATCAAGAGGAGGAGTTGGAAATGATTGTGAAGAAAGAAGAAATTTATTAGAAAAAACATTTATATCAGCAAATGCATATGACAATATGTATGATTGGTTTGTTGGGGAAGATATAGCTCAGTTTTTAAATGATGGGATAAGATATGCAGGTGGTGGTCAATGTATTCCTGATAACGAGTTTACCTCGACAATTACTAATACTGCAGGTGATATATTAACTGATTTATGCACAAATTATTACAGATTTTATAGAAACACTTCTACTAATCAATTGCAATTAATGGTAACCGGTACATTGCCTTGTACGGGTTTAAATTTTCCAAATGCAAGAGCATCTACTGTAGAAGTTAACATAACAGTATTTCGTTCTGATAAGAATTTAATATTTGAAACGCAACCTTCAGAGGCTCTGCCTGATGTGTTTTTTGAAAATGAAATGTCTTTTGCCATAGTAAATGGCAATCATTTAGGTAATATCCAAGACCAAAATTTTTCAACAGGAACACCTGCTATTGTTGATACCAAGTTCTTTAACTGCTTTTCTTTTGGAAACGGAGCGGAAAGTTATAAGATTAGAGACTCAATAGTAGGTAACTCATTTAATTTTGGTAACAGGGTTACGAGTGTATCTGCTCAAGATTATAAAGAAGCAGACAGATTTTCTGATATTACATATAGTGGAGTATATAGTGCTGAGTCTAATGTGAATAAGCTAAATGAATTTAACTTAGGTTTAATTAACTACAAAGTTTGTGAACCTTCTTTTGGTGCTATTTATTTGATGGATGGCAGAGAAACAGATATTCTTGTATTACAAGAAGACAAAATTTCGTACGTTTTAGCAAGTAAAAACTTAATTTCTGACTCCACAGGTGGAGGAGTTGTAGCATCTGTTCCTGAAATATTAGGTACGCAAATTGCTCGTACTGAGAAGTATGGTATTAGCTTCAATCCTGAGAGTTACGTTCAATGGGGATATGATAGATATTTTACTGATGTTAAGCGTGGAGCCGTTATTCAATTAAGAGGTAACTCGTATTCTAACGAAGAGTTAATAGTTGCATCTGATATGAATATGAGAACGTGGTTTAGAGATACCTTTAACGAGTCTTTTAATACTCAAAAGATAGGAGGATTTGACCCGTATCTGAATGAATATGTATTATCAAGCAACGAAGTAAATTTACCTGACAATCCTCAATGTTTACAATGTGGTATTTCTCAGACCTTTAGCTTGACAACACCTCTTGCTCAACAAAAGTCTACTCAGTTTTGTGTTGACTTTGGTCCTACTGTTGGTTCAACTAATATTAATTATAGCGTTGCAGCAATAAGCTCAGGTGCTCAATTTAGAATATCGGTTTTATATAATGGAGTTACAACTACGACAGGATTTGTAAATACAGGCGGTACTTTAGCTTTTAATAAAAACAATGTGTCTGTAGAAACAGCTACTATTACTATTGATTATATTGGAAATATAACGCTAAATGTACTTCCAAATTGTACAAATGCAGTTGCACTTACAATTGTTCAGATAGTTTTAACGAGTGATTATGACTCAGGAGAGACCATTCATACTCAATATAGATATGTAAATGGAGCGTATGTTTCGCCATTGCAATCAAGCCTTGTGACTTTTGCATCAGGTACTGCTAATCCTCTTGTATCAAGATATAATGCTACTACTAACTTTGTAGGAACAGGAGCAGTTCCTCCTGCAGGAAGTACAGTTAGTTTAATTTCTAACCAACTTTCTACTGACACATTTGTGTTTAATCCTGCAACGGACAAGTTTAAGTACTTGATGTCAAATACTATTTATGGTAATAATAGTGCTGATATTAATGCCTTGTTAGCATTAGCTGTTACAGCTACTCCAAATCAAGGAGGAGGCTCAAATAACTATGCTAATTTTACCGTTCCTGCATTATTAAATAACTTGTATTTAATATGGGATTTTAGGGCTGCTGTAGCCATTACATTATGCTACTCTGCTGTAAGTGCAGAAGACGCTTGTTGTGGCTGTGGTGAGCCTGTAATAGAGTCTTATGACTGCGAAAGCGGTAATTGTGTAGACCCGGGTGATGGAACAGGTACTTATGCGACTTTAGAAGAGTGTCAAGCCAATTGTTTTGCAGCGACTATTTCATTAGGTGCTCCTATATGCAGACAAAATAATTGCAACGATAATGCTGCTTGTTCTGTAAGATATGGCATTAATACGACTAATGCACCGGCAGGTTCATATATAACACGTACTACAGGATTTCCATCAAGTACTGCAACGGTTACAATAAGCGACTCGACTCCACCTACAGGTGAAATATTATACTTTGAGCCAAGTGGTTCAGCTACACCTGTTTACTTTACTCTTGAGTTAAGAAATTCAGGTGGAACTATAATAGCTACATCAAGTACATCATTAACTCATCAATCATTTTGGCCAATGTTACCATTGTGCTAATTTTAAATAAAAATAAATGGCAACAAGTTCATCATACTATTTAAACGCACCATCTCTTGCTTCGGCAACAGCAGTATTTACAAATGCTGCTTTGACTCAATGTGCGCCTAATGGATTCTATTCTAATGGTGTAATAGTAAGACAGCAGTTAAATTGTATATTATTACCACAACAAGAATGCCCTTCTTGTACACCAAGTATTTCATTAGGCTCTCCTATTTGTAGACAAAATAATTGTAATGATAACGCAGCTTGCTCAGTAAAATATACAATCAATACAATTAACGCTCCTGCAGGCTCTTATATAACAAGAACTACAGGATTACCATCAAGTACAGCAACTGTTACGGTATCTGATTCAACGCCACCTACGGGGGAATTAGTGTATTTTGAGCCAAGTGGTTCGGCTACTCCGGTTTATTTTACATTGGAATTAAGAAATTCAGGAGGTACAATAATAGCATCATATAGCACTTCATTAACGCATCAATCGTTTTGGCCGATGTTGCCTTTATGTCCGATTTAAAATAAATAACTATGGCAAATTATACATTATCTTATAGCAATTTAGTCAAAGGGTGGGTATCCTTTTATTCCTTTATTCCTGAATGGATGATAGGGATGAACAACTATTTCTATACTTTTAAGGGGGGTGACTTATATAGACACAATGTAAATGAGAATAGAAATACTTTCTATGCGCCTTGGTTTGTAAAGATTGGTAATGCTGCAGGAGCTTATACTCCATCGACATTGCAAAGCGTATTTAATACAGCACCTCTTGAGAATAAGTTATTTAAGACCATTAACTTAGAAGGTGATGCTAAATGGGGGGTTACTTTAGAAACTGACTTGCAGTATTCAGGATTTATTGATGCCAATTGGTTTGAGAAAAAAGAAGCCTCTTTCTTTGCATTTGTTAGAAATAACTCTGTTGGTGAACTTGCTTTAAGAAGCGTAAATGGTATTGGAAGAAGCACTCAAGTGACAGGTGGCAATGTGGTTAAGTTTGCAATTGGTATAGAAATAGGCAGTATTATCAGTATTGGAGACCTTTTATACTTCTCAGTGCCTCCATATACCACTCCGGTATTATGTGGTAAGGTAACGGCTATTTCAGTAGATTTAGCTAATAATGTTAACCAATTAACCATTGATACCACAATACCGGGAACCACTCCTATACCTATACAGAATGCCTTTTTCTTGTATATTAAGAACTCGGTTGCGGAGTCTCACGGGGTGCTTGGGCATTATTGTACATTTAATATCGAAAACTCGTCTACAAGTAAAGTTGAACTCTTTGTTGTTCAAACAGAAGTTATGAAAAGTTTTCCTTAAATTTAATATCTTTGTAGCAATATGGATTTAATCATAAAAGAACTGAGCGAAACCGATTACGATGATATTCTCGTAGGATGGTGGAAACAGTGGGAATGGGAAGCTCCAAAAAGAGATTTCCTTCCTAACGATGGCAAGGGTGGTATCATAATCTATGATGGTGATATACCTGTATGTGCCGGCTTTATGTATCTGACTAATTCCAAAGTAGCTTGGGTAGATTGGATAATATCGAACAAGGAATATACCAATAAGCTACAAAGAAGAGACGCCATTAAGTTATTGGTGTCAGCGTTGACAGAGATTTGTAAAAAATCAGGAAGTAAATATAGTTACGCATTAATTAAAAACGAAAGTCTTATAGGAATGTACGAAGAACTTGGATACGTTAAAGGAGATTCCTATACGAACGAAATGATAAAAATATTATAATATGGCAATCGCAACAGCAACAGCAATAGCATTAGCAAGTTTAGCAGCAACAGCAACTACTACAGGTATGTCTTTTGCACAAGCAGGTAAAGAGAAAAAAGCACAGCGTCAAGCAGAGCAAGATGCAGAACAAGCTATGATAGAAGCAAGAAAAAAACTTGAGCTAAACTTTTATGATACTTTAGGTATCCAAAAAGAACCATATGAATTAGAAAGAGAAGCATTACTTTCTCAAGGTGCTCAAGCTATTCAAGCAGGAGTAGAGAGTGAAAGAGGTGCGGCTGCAACAGCAGGACGTATTCAATTAGCACAACAACAAGGACAAGCAGGCATAAGAACAGCAATGGGTCAAGAGTTAACTAATCTTGAGAAATTGTCTGCTGCAGAAGAAGCTCGTTTAGCAGGTCTTGGATATAATTTATACTTAGAAGAAGTAAAGGGTGCACAACAAGCAGCAAGAGATGCAGAAAGATTAGCAGCTAAAGCTACTCAGCAAGGAATGCAAGGTCTTACAAGTGTTGGACAACAAGCTGTTAGCACATTTGTTCCATTGTTTTCTAAGCAAGATACAGATGCATTAGGAAATCTTATATCAGTTAGACCTGATAGATTTGATTTACCACAAAACGAAAATCCATTTGGTCAATCAAGTCCATTTATAACAAATCCTTTTAACGTACCCGGATTAGGTGGTAGTTAATAATAAAAAAGAAACCGAATAACGCTATGGCTACATATTATAAATACGCAGAACGAAACGCAGATAGTCAAGTAAATTGGGCTGAAGTCGGCAAAGGCATATCTGATATGCTTAAGCAAGAGGTGGAGATTCGTAATAAAAAGAAAGCTGACATCGACCAAGCTACTCGTGAGTTTCAAAACGTATTACAAAACGCACCACAAGGACAGTATCAGGATGCTAACAAGTTTACAAATGATTATGCGCATTCAATGATGGAGCAGCAGATGATTGATAATAGGCTATTAAAGAATGGTCAAATGAAGCTGCAAGATTATACATATAGAAGACAGAACTATATAGATGGTACAAACACATTGTTTGAATTACAAAAACTATATCAAGACAACTATAAGAATAAAATGGAGGGTATCCAAAGTGGTAAACTTCAAGCCTTAACAGGTGCTAATATGGCATCAATAGAAGGCTTTGCTGATTTCTCAAAGTCAAAAGCTATTATTGACCCATCAACAGGTGTGGTAAATGTTGGTATAATGAGACCTAATCCTGACACAGGAGTGATGGAATTGACTCAAGATGTAGCTCCGGTTAATGTATTAAAGGGTAAGATATTAGCAGATATTCCTACTTGGGATGCTAATACAGCCATTAATAATACGGTAAAGAATATGGGTGAGATAAAGAATACTTTATTTACTGCTGCTACTACTACCAAGCAAGGTAGTGTAATTGAGCTTTTGGGTTTAAAACAAAATGAAGCATCTACTGACCCTGCTGTAAAGGCTGTGGTTGATAATGCAAATAATGCTATAAACCAACAGATTGATTCATACTTTGCCAATCCTTATAATATCACTTCAGTATTAACAGAGAATACAGGAAAGTATGCTCAAGACTCATTCACTTATAATAAAGAGGAGGCTGCTAAAGATAAGAACAAAATATTAATTAAGATTAATCCATCTACAGGGTTACCTACAATAGATACTGATGGAGCTAATTATAAAGCTCAATTAAAAGAAGCAAAAGATTGGGTTAGAGTTCAGTTGTTAGCAAGATTGGATAATGAAAAAGATATTAAAACAACAGGATTTCAGCCTTATGGCTTTCAGCCACAACAATGGCAAGTGCTTGATGAGCAAGAAAAAAGAAATGCCGTAAGTATAGCTAATCAAGTTAGTGCATTATATGGTGGAGATAATACAGCTATTCAGGGTGCTACTACTTTCTTCAGAGACATTAATCCTGCAGTTAGAAAAGTTACAAGAGATGCAACAGGTGTTACTGTTACACTTGCTGACGAAGGAGGTAAGTTAACTCAAAAGGTAATACCATTTAAGGGTGTGGATGGAAAAGTTATGACTCAAGAGCAATTTGTTAAATCAGCAGGAGCGTTATTAACAGGAAATCCAAATATTGGTAATGCAGTAAATCAACGTGGTTTTATAAAAAGTGCTACCTTTAACCCATCGGGTAGAGCAACGGCTGAAGCAGTTAGAGTAGGAGCTGCTTCTACTAATCCATTTACTCTTCAAGGATACAATCCACCGGCTGTAAATCCTGCAGGAGTAGGTTCAAAATACTAATTGATATAAAATAAAAATATGAACGAGCAAGCAATACAAGATGCCTATAACTTATTTGTTCAACAAGGATATGGTAAAAGCATTGACGATTTTAAGAGTTTAATTGCTACTAATCCTAACGCATTGAATGATTCTTATAATCTATTTACGGCACAAGGTTATGGTAAAAGTATTGAAGACTACAAAGTTCTTATGGGTATAGGTGCTCAGCCTGAGTTAAAAAAAAAAGGTACTACGGAATTACCTTCGGAAGATACTTCTTTGGTTTCGTCAAAACCGCTTCCTAAATTTCTTAGAGAAGGACAAGTAGCAGCAGAGACAGGATTTGCAACGCCAACAGGTGTTACGCCTCTTCCTGAGACTATAACGAATGTTATACCTGAGATGGCTCCGCCTAAGAAAGAAAAATTAATTAAGAATTTAGGAGCGCTTGAAATGCCTGAGGAAGAAAATGTTTACTTAAAAAACATAGGCACAAGAGCATTATCAGGTCTTACCTCATTAGAGAAGATGGTTGCATCTATACCTGAGACAGTTATCAATATTGCATCTATACCTCAGAATGCATTGGCTTGGGCTACAGGTTGGGACATTGCAGCTAACGCTGATACATTTAAAAAACAGTTTGGCATAAGCAATCCCGTATTAAATAAGCTAAACGAAGAAGAGAAAAGATTACAAGAGGTTACTGCTAAATTTAATAAAGAAAGATACGAAAGTTCAGGTATTGTAGACAATATACAGAAGGGCAACTATGGTGATGCATTTGAATTACTTGGAAGTAGCATTGTAGAGTCTGCTCCTGTAAGTATAGCTATGATGATGGGAGGAGCTACACTTGCTCCTGCTGAGTTAGCAGCAATTAGTACTGCCGGATTTCTTGAGCAAAATAGAGAACAATTAGGAGAAGAAAATCCTGATATGCCTGAGATTGAGAAGACGGTAAAAGCATTAGGTATGTCTGCGGCTGAGACTGTATTTAGTGCAATTGGTACAGGTACAATTGGTCAAGTTTACAAAGACATTGTTAAGAAAGAAGGTGTAGAAGTAGGAAAGAATATTTTTAGAGATGGTTTAGTTCAGGCTTATAAAGGTGCATTGACAAAGTATGGTGCTCCTATTGGTCTATTGGGTGAAGGTATTGAAGAGGCAGCTACTCAAATTACTCAGAATGTGCTTAGCAATAAGCCTACTTTTGAAGGTGTTGCTGACGCATTTGTAACAGGTGCAGGTAGTGGTGTGGTGTTCACAGCTCCTATCAATGCAATGAAAGCAAAGGATAAGATAACTAATCTTGTTGAGACATACAAGTCTAAGGAAGAGATAAATGCCGTATTAAAAGATACTGATACAAAATTAGACCAAGTATTTAATGTGTCAAAAGATGCTCCTATTACAGCAGAGCAAATTCAAATAGCTAATACTAATAAGTCAAGAGATATATTATCTAAGAACTTAAATAAGAAAGTAAAGGATGGTGAGATTTCAGAAGATGAAGCAAAGCAATCATTATATGTATTCGACAAGGTACAGCAGGTTTCAAATGCTGTAAAAGACTTAAAGGTTACCAATGCAGAGAAGGCTCAGATTGCTACTTTACTTAGACAAAGAGACCAATTAAAAACTGACATACAGAATAAAGACGATGTACTTGTAGCAAGAGAAAAGCAAGAGATTGCTGACCTCAACAATCAAATACAACAGATTATAATGGAGTCTAAACCACAAGTTGAAGCAGTGGTTATAGAAGCTCCTGAGGTTACTGCACAAAGAACAGCAAGAATTGCTGAGTTAGAAGCATTAGTTGCTCCTGACTCTGAATTATCTGTAACATCTCCTGAGTGGTCTAAGGCTGCTGAGGAATTACAAACATTAAAAAAACAACAAGATGCCATTCAAAAACAAACAACAGATGAAGGCGTGCTACGCACAGAACAACCCGAAGTGGGATTGCAGCAAGTGGTCGAAGGAGACCAAGGACCTCAAGTCATTACCACAGGGACCCAAGAAGTCATCACTGATGAGAAGTCGCAAGAAATAGGAGGACAATTAAGTGAATTAGTTGATAACTATATTGCAGCAACATCCACAAGTGAAGGAACTCCAAACGAGAGAAGAGTTGCAACAAGAAAGTCTAATAAGGCTTTTAAAAAATTAGCTGACTTTTTTGGTTTCCAATTTGGAGATAGAGCAGATACAAATCAAGCAGCTAAACAGGATGCTTTATCTACTTTAAGCACAATGCTTAATCAATCAAGCCCTCAAGTTGAATTTGCTGACGTTAATGAATTAATGAATAAATATAAAGAAGACAAAACTAAAGGTGTTGAATCACCTGTAGTTAAGTCTGTTGATATATTATTTGATATAAAACCTACAGTGTCTTTAAAGACACAACCAACAACTCAAATACAAGAAAATGCAGAACCAACAACAAAACCAACAGGTGGACCTGTCTCAGGAAACAGACTCTTTAATAAGCCCATCAAGGCAGTATCGGAAATTGCGAATAGATATTATCAACGAATTTTCGGAACTGAGAGACCAAAATACTTTGGCTCAAGAGGACTTGATGAAGCAAGAGCAAAACGCTTAGCCCAAGCCTTTATTGATATGGAGCATAAGCCTAATGACCCTGAGGTCAAAGCGGCATATGAGGCAATGGCAAAGGAAACTATAGAGCAGTATAAGGAATTTTTAGATGCAGGATATACTATAGAAATAAATAATGAAGAGCCTTATGCCAATTCTCAAGAAATGATTGATGACTTGAGAAACAATAAGCGTATTAAAATATTCTCTACAGAATCAGGATTTGGAGATATTGCAATTACTCCTAAGCAAAGAAAAGAAAATCCTTTACTTGCTAAAACTAAGTTTAAAGATGTCAATGGCAAACCTTTACTTATAAATGATTTATTCCGTGCTGTACACGATTTCTTTGGACACGCTGAGTTAGGCAATTCATTTGGTCCTAAAGGTGAAGAGAATGCTTGGAATGTACACGTGCGTATGTTCTCTCCACTTGCAAGACGAGCTATGACTACTGAGACACGTGGACAAAATGCATTTGTAAACTTTTCAGGTGTTAATGAGAAAATTGAGAAAGACAGAGACGAGGCAAGAAAACTTCGTGAGGCAGGTGATATTGAAGGTGCTAAGAAGTTAGTTGATAAGATATATGAAGAAGGTTCTTTTGCAGAACAAAAGATTGGATTACTACCTGAAGAGTTCTCTCAGTTTGATGAGCAAGATATGGGTGATGTATCTATGCGTCCTGAAGGATTACAAGAAAGAGATACAGAAGTCGTTGCTGAGCCTGTTCAGGCTGAGCCTACGCTTATAATAGAAGAAGAGCAGTTTATCCCTATGCAAGCGTCTGAGGTTAAGACTGATGCGTTTACTAAGGACAATGCCATTGACTATCTTGAAGATGAAAAAGAAACTGAAAGCGGAAGAACTGTAACATACATCTCATCACTTACTGTTGAAGCACGTAATGCAGATGGTGACCAAATTGGAACCATAACAAAACTTACTGATGAAGATAAAATGTTCTCATTTACCGCAGAAGATATTGATGGTAATGAGATTGGCTTTGATGGATTTGAAACATTAGGAGAAGCTAAGCAAGCAGTTGCTGATAGTTATAATAAGATTAAGAAGAAAGAATTTACTAAAGAGCAAAAGAAAAAAGCAAAAGAAAAGGCTAAAGTTGCAGCTAAGAAAGCTAAAGCTAAAGCAAAGGCTGAGCCTACAGTAGAAGAGCAAGTAACAGGTGCGTTAGATGATTTACTTGCATTAGACCCTAATGATAAGACAACGCTTCAGAAGATTCAGTCAGGTCTTGATAAAGTAATTAAGGACATTGACAAGTTTGAGAAAGAGAATCTTGGTGTTAATATAGCATTGCCTGTAATGAAAACCATTCTTAAAGCAATTAAAGCATTGGTTGACGCAGGTGTTGTATTACAAGAAGCCATCAAGAGAGTTGCTAAAGATAATAATGTAAACAGCCGTGATGTTATTGATGGTATCAATGCTGTTAGTCAAATTGCTCCTATTCAGGCGCAATACGATGCATTAATGACAAAGGCTGATGAGTTAATCGCTCGTCAAAAATCAAGAGGTATAGCTGATGCTAAGATAGTATCTAACTTAGATACGTTTATTAGAAATTCAGAGGTGTATAAAAATGCCAATGATGCTCAGAAGAAGATAATGGAACGTGAGGCAAGAGCTAAAATGGGTGCTGCACCTAAGCGTGCCGTGTCAATTGGACGTGTGCTTGGTGCATTAAAAGATATTACGAATATTACAAGAGCAGAAAAGATGCTTGTCATCAAGCAAATCAGAGACTTGTCAAGAGATGCAGCTAAGGAATTGGCTAAGGACATTAGAGAGATGGCATCAAAAGGAAAGATTACATCTATCCAAGCAGCTAATATTGTATCAAGATTTGGCAAGGTAAATATGCTGAATGAGATTTCAGTGTCAAACTTTGTTGACTATATGGCTAAAGTATTTGCAAATGCAGAGTATGCTGACAAGATTGACGTAGCTAAGAGTAAGTTAAAGATGGCTAAGAAGAATATCGTTACTAAGATTGGTATCGCTGATGGATTAGTAGGGCCGTTGAATAGATTATTTTCTATGAATCCAACGCTTATACCTAATGAATATCTTGGTAGTTATTTAGAATTGGTTAATATGTTTGGTGCAAGACAAGCAGTGCTTACACTTGATGAGAAGTCTGCAGTTACTAAAGATGTTCAAGCTATCCTTGATGAGATTGACAACGAGCAGTCAAGGGCTGATGAGTTAGCTGACAGATTTAATAACTCAAATAACAAAGTATATAAAGATGATGAGTTAGACTACGCAGCGTCAGTTAAAAAAATGCTTGATGAGAAAGAGATTGATGATAAGGAAGCAGAGACTATGCGTAAATATAAAGAAGATATTGCTCCGCAAGTTGAAGAGACTGAGCTTACCGAAGACGAATTGGCAGCAGAAAGAAATGAACTAACTGATGCAGTAAAAAAATCTATTGTTGATGGCTCTGAGCTTTCTACTAAAGATGAAAGAGATTTGGCTAAAGAGTTAAGTAGGCTTATTGGTACCGATGCAGTAGATGGTTTAACCAATACTGAGTTAAAAAATTTACTCAAGGTTATTAATAATATTAATAATAACTATTTACCTCATTATACTCAGTTGATGGTTGAGAAAATGAATGCAATCAATAATGGTAAGGTGCTAACATCTGCTATAAAAAAATCTAAGGTTGCTCCATTATCAGGATTGTATTCAAGAGCAAAATCATTGATTACAAAAAAGGGCGCTATTTTTGAAATGATTAGAAGAAACCCATTATTTAATATAGACCAATTATTTGGAGACTTTAAGACAAAGGATATATTCAATTCAATACTAAACAAAGCTGCAGAAGGTGAAGCTAAGTTTAGCGCAGAACTTAAGAAGGTTCAAAATATTTTAGAAAAAGCTGAAGAGAAGGTAGCAAAGTCATTTAAACTTGACCCTAATAAAACATTGATGTCTAAGTTTAAAATGATGACTTATATGATTCAACTTGAATTTGAATCTAATAAAGGTAATAAGGAAGTAAATCCTGCTGCTAATTACTTAAAAGCTACTATTAAACATATTGATGCAGGCAAGTCTCAGTTTGCTGAGCGTGAAGCTGAGATGTTACAAGAGATACTTGACAAGTACACTGATGCTGATGGAAATATTGACAATGAAAAATTGTACAATTCATTTAACCAAGCAGAGAAAGACGCCATTAAAGATATTCGTGGTGTAAACGAATCTCTAAGAGAGAAAGCAGAATATACGGCAGCGATTATTCGTGGCGATAGAATCAGTCCACTAAATAATTACGTTCACTTAAACGTACTACACGAGCATCAGCCTAATGACTTGACTACGGGTAGCGCATTTATCACTGAGTATAACGACTCAATGAGACCATCTACTAAAGCAAAGTCTTTGATAGCGAGAACAGGTAAGGTATCTCCATTAAACTTTGACGTATTCGCAAGTGCTCAACGTGGTGCTAAGTTTGTCTTAATGGATTACAACTTGACTGAGCCAATTCGTACAGCTCGTAAGACAATCAACCAAACAGTTGCTAACTTAGAGCAGGAAGGTAGAATACCAAAAGAAAAAAGAGAGATTATTAATGCTATTAATAGTGCATTTGAAGAAGCTATTGAGAACTTACTTACTAATACTTATGTAAGCACATCAATTGCTGATGACGTAATTAACTATATTAACAAGCAAGGATATCGTGCGATACTTGCAGGTACAGGCAGGTTTATATCTGAGTTAAGTTCAAACATTGGATTTGCTTTAATCTCTGACCCGAAAGCATTTACAGAAGGAGTTAAGTATAAAGGAGTTATTATGTCTACTGATGCGCCTCTTATAATGGAGAACGTAAATAGTAAACAAACAAATAGAATATTTCCTACTGATACTTTATCAGGAAAATTAATTGATACTTCAATATTAAATCAAGCAAGTGGTATTAAAGGAGGTAAAGCAAAAAATGCTGTAGCTAATAAGATTCAACAGATTTGGAATTTATCAGGCAAGAAATATACAAATTTTATTGAGCTACAAGCTGATGCTTTAATATCTACACCGGATAAAGCAATTATGCGTCCAATGTGGTTTGGTTCTTTTTCTAATCAGTTTAAGAATATTACAGGAAAAAATGTAGACTTTGAAAAGATTGCAGCAAACGATGAGGCTTATATGGAAGATAATAAAGAGGCTATTAATAAAGCTAAGACCTTAGCAGACGAAAGGTCTGTAATGACGGGTGCTACTGATAATGCATTTATGGGTATCCTTAAAGGAACTACTAAGCCTAATCAAAGTGCAACACTTAGAGCGTTCAATAACTTTAATAACTTTATGACTCGATTCTTAATATTTGAATTTGTTACAGCACGCACAGCTATTAATGCAGCTATGGGTAATGGTTCATTAGATAAGAAACAAGGAGTCGCATTACTTGGAGCGGTTACAACACGTATGGTTGTTTATACATTGCTAACTCAAATGATGGGTACAGGTCTTATGGGATTATTCTTTGATGATGAAGAGCCTGAAACAGAAAAGTCGTTTTTACAGAAACTTGGTCAGGCATTTACTTCTGCCTTTACTTCACTTACATTAGGTCGTGACTTTGGTAACGCCATTAAGATGATGGTTAACTATGGATTAGAAAGAGTTAATGAAAACTATCTCGACTTCCTAAGAGAAGGAGATTACGACCCATATAAAGATGCTATTCAATATTCAATTGTTCCTGCTGAACAAAAGGGTAGACAAAGAGACTTGTCTGATTTCTTATTAAATATGGGTGGTGCATTTGGTCCTGCATTAAAAACTGCTGACTTCATTACTCGTAAAGCATTAGAGCCTGAAAAAACAAAAGAGGATGCTATTGAAAGAAGAAAGAAAGAACTTAATATTCGTATGCCTCTTGAGATATTAGGCAATGCGGGTCTTATTCCTTTATATAAAGACATTCGTAAAGCTGTAATGAAAGACCTTTACAAAGACCTTGAGAAAGCAGAGAAGGATAAAAAAGTTTCTGAAAACAAAAATAAAATTGAAGAGGAAAAACTTCAGGGATTCCAAAACCAAGAGGATATGAAGCGCTATGATTATGACCTTTGGTATAGAACATTTGGACCTGATGCTCCTGACTTTGATGCAAGAGAAGCAGAGAAATTACTTAAGAAAGAAAAAGATAGTGTAGAAAGAGCAATGAAAGATGAGATGTACGATTACACTCCAAGACGTGAGAAAGGTAAGGGAGGATTACAGAAGCTATATTAAACGTATCTAATGTACTTAAGTTCCTTTTGCTTATCAAAGTAGACCATCATCTCAGCATCACTAAATGAACCATCACGGGGAGGGCGACCTCCCCATTTGATTTCTCCTTGTAGTTTGTTTGCTTTGCCATAGATGATACCATCCTCACAAGCCCATATCAATACAGGCGCTAATCGTTTGTCAATTAACTTGACTAATTTTCTTGCTGATAAAGGTAGAGGATACGCTGCCTTCATTGTTCTAATACGTCCTTTAACCTCTGCGTAAGCTATTAAATTCTTATCCTTATCAAATACTTTATAATCCACATCTTGCGGGTCGAGCTTCTTGTATGACCCATCAAATATGCTAACGAACAGTTCAATTGCTTTCTTCTCTCTAATTAGGTCTATCTCTGTTTCAAAAGTCATCGTCTTCTAATGATTTTATTATTAGTCGTAGGTCTATAATAAGATTCCTAATATCTCTTTCTGCAGGCACAAAGTCTCTATCCACAATATTCTCGTAGATATTTGCTAACAGCAAATGCTGTTCATTGATTCTAAAGGCTATTCGCTCTGCTCGAGCGTTTTCGCTATTTAATTTCTTGTTCATAGTCAGTTAGTCCATTAAACATTAAGTTAATTTTTCTAAGCACGAAAGACTCTTTATCGTTTGGCGTTCTTTTGTCTATATACTCAATTATATTTTTAAGTCTTTTATACTTTTGAACTTCTTTTAATAAGGCATTTCTCTCCAAAATTAGTGCATCTATTTGATTAAGTAGCTGTTCTTTATTTGATATTTTAAATACATCTTGCTTATCTGACATAAATTTATCCTTACAGGCAAAGTATTTCTGAGCAAATAACTCATTGGTATCCAATAAATCATTGGCTGAAGTCCTATAATGGATGATACTTGAATGGTGTTTCTTAAGCGCTCTACCCAATATAGCTATACCATAACCTCTATCGGTTAATATTTTTGAGAATACCATTCTGCCATCTACATATACTCTTTCATTGGTTTTCTTGGTTACATCTACGTTCATAACATTCTTAATAATATCAATTAACTCTTCTATTTCTTTTCGGCCTTGCATCTTCTTCTGTTTTAGGTTCTTTAAATACTTCCACCTTTATTCCGTGGTTTTGCAGTTCTTTCAATCTATATTCTTGCAGCTTAGATAGTTTCCCATTTGCTGCTTTAACTTCAATAAATAATACGTCACTATCTCTTGGTATGGCAAGCAAGTCCGGTATCCCATTCTTGTTTGTCATTGTAAGTTTGATAACATAATACCCCTGAGCCTCAAGCTCCTTTATTTTCTTGGCTTGTACTTGTTGCTCTTTCATTTGTTTGTTTTAACAATTCTTTGATAGACATATTAATGTGTGTGCATTCCTCAATAAAGTCAACCAATTTGCCAATATCTTCTCTATTAAAAGCAAATCTATTAGCTAAGAAATAAGAGTAAGGCATACAACTTTCGTCTAAGTCAATCTCATCCAATTGCACTGCTAAAGTTTTCTGTGGGAAAACTATTAGTGTAAAAATGACGGTGTATTCTTTGCCTTCTTTAACCCATTTGGATTTAGGCACTTTACTTGGACGATTCTTGTCGTCTACACAAATACATTTTATCATAAGTTTTTATATTACCGTATATCAATGCGCATAAATACGGATATATGCGCATATCTATACTTTTTTTGACCAATACAGCATCTCTTTACCCCCATAAGCATACTCAGGGAAATATAACTTAAATCCTTTTCCTATCAAGTTATTTACACTTGGGTAGTTATTTGGAGTGGTATAAGTTATAGCTATATAGCAATTGTTTTTACTTGCTGCCCTTAATCTTGTACTTATTAATTTTTTTTGTATGCCTTTACCTCTATAAGATTTCTTAACCCAACCCCTGATAAATATGCAAATACCTTCTGAGTATATAGAACCACAATAAGCTCCAATGCTTCCCTTGTCGTCTAAGAATACCCACCACTCACGATTCTGTTTAAACTCATCATCACATCCTGAAAAAATATTCTTGTCCATTAACTGAACACGATGGTATAGGTCATCATTGATAACTTTACCAAAACTGAATATTTTTTTAGCTTTAAGCATCTTTAAGCATTATTTCATCAGGTCTGTCAATCTCGTCATTTATTTTTATTATTTGTCCACCACGTACTGTTGCTAAATCCTTTTTTATAGCTTTTTCTAATTCATATACTTCCTGTAACTTTTTTATAAGCCAACTTTCTTGTTGAGATAAATTCATTTTGTTCCAATTCTTTGGTTGTTTCATATCAAATTAGTGTATTTTGTTATTGATTATTCTTTTATTAATTACTTCAAATTCTCCATTCTGCTCAACTAATATATGCGCAAATCCTACATTATGTTTTGTATTATGAGGGTCATAATCAGGAGCAAGTGTGCAAAGACATCCGGTGCTCCAACAAGATATAGGCTCTTCTTTTATATTGGTCTCTGAGTGATTTGAGGTAGAGTGAACGTGTCCTATAATCATTGAACTCTTTGCTCTCATAAATACTCCACGTGCAGCATTTACCGGTGCCATAAAACCACGTACAATTGTGTGACCGTGTAGCATATGCAACTTACCCGCACGAACTACAATGTGCTGTTCATAAAAGTCTACATTATATTTTTTAAGGTCAAGTCTTTGTGGTAGTCTGTAGTATTCATCATTAAAAAGCATTGGCGCTTTTTTCATTAAATATCTAACATACCAATTGTCGTGATTACCTTCTATCCAAACTATGTGCGCCTTAGGAAATTTAGTTCTTAAGTGGCTTAAAAATATTTGACAATACTCAAACCAATCTATCACATCATTTGCAGACGGAGGTGGCGCATCGTGATTAGTAAAAGGCGTATTGTCCAACAAGTCTCCTCCTAATACGATACAATTTATTTTATTCTTAACCCCATACTCAATTGCTAATTTAAGCGCATCATTATCTTGATTAGGAATATGAATATCGCTTAACCATAAAATCTTATTGCTACTAATTGGCAAATCTACAAACTCCCTGTTTTTCATAATAGAAGGAGGCAACTCAGGTGTGTGTGTAATATTTATTTTTTTACTTGACTTTATACCACAAGCTCCTGAAACCATTCTTATCGAAGTCCTTGCAGTTTCAACTGAATTAAATACTTGGTCATAATCATTATAAAGTTTAGCTGCAATGGAATTTTTACTAATGGACGGGAATTTTTCTAAGTATTCTGCCGCCAATTGTTGTTTTGTTTTCATATTACAAAATTAGTATTTATTGTGAGAATGTGTTATTAAAATGTTTTAAAGTATAATCTTTCTTTTTTGTGACAGCCTTATATATGTCATATTCAATACCATCCTTGGCAAAAATCCAATACACTTGATTCTCGAGGCGTTCCTTTGTGGTCATCCGGTCTTTGCTCTGCCAATAACTTGTAGCACTGAAGTCTATATTATAGTAAACCAAGTACTCGGCTTTTTGTAAAGAGATACCTTCACGTCCGGATACGATTTGTAAAGCTATAGATTTACCGGTGTCTTCAAAGACACTTAACTCAGAAGTTAAGTCATCTCCAAACACTTGCTTGAGTGCATTATACTCCTCTTTAAACTTATAGAAGATTCCAATCTTGCACCCATCAAACTGCTCTTTGATGAACTCAGCCTTGCTAAGGTCTATTATCATTGAGTTTCCGCTCTCAAACTTAATCGTTCCTGAGCACAACTGATGCACTTTCATCATTAATTTAACCGGAGTATCTGCTAAAATTAATTCTTCTTTTCCTTCTACAACCAAATCCTTCTTTAACTTTTTAATAAGTTTATAGGTAGATTCCTTCATCTCTACCTCAAGTATTTCTTCTGTGGTCTCGGTCATAAATCCTGCCTCCTGCTGTGTGTAGTTAATAGTGTACGGCTCCATCTCTTTAATGATGGTCTCTAATCCGCCACTATAATCTTTTACAAGTAGCCCATTAATCTTGCGCTGCTTGACTGCTACATACTTATCGCAGAATCGGTAGAAGTTTTTAAACTCCTTGAATGGATTGTTTGGTATGGCATAGACCTGATGATACATCTGCGAGTACGACTCAGGTGTTGGTGTTCCTGACAGCAAGATTACCATTGGCTTACATCTTCTTATAACATCTGAAACCAACTCTGCTCGATTACTTGGTTTTGGGAATGCACCCATCCCGTGCGCCTCGTCACAAATAATCAAGTCCCATCTCTGCTCATCCATTACAGTGTGTAGGCTTTCGTAGTTGATTACTTGCATATTATAAGAAGGACTAAGTGTTGAGTAGTCGTCTGATATACTGCTCAGCGCCTTTTTCTTTGTAATGAATAGTATATTCTTTGCGTGCACACGCTCGGCTATACCAAGACTTGTCAGGGTCTTGCCGGTACGAACCTCCATTGCCAAATACAAGAAGCCATACTTTGAAAGAATATGCTGACCCTTCTCGATAATCTCTACCTGATAGTCTCTATAGTTAAACCCTTGCTCACTTTCCATCTCGTGTAATTTTTTATAATACTGACAGCTATTAATAATTTTCTCAACAGTCTCAGCATTGTTCTTGTATTTGTATATATCAAGTGTCTCAATACTCTTGTCTCTTCCAACCTTAACTTCTGTCTTCTGCATTATCACACGCTTGAGCGCTTCGCAATAGTTCCACATTGATTTATTGGTATAGCCTGACGTCCTCTCTATTATGGCTGTCATTTCTTTAATCGTTTACCGCATTCACCACAAAACATCTTGTCGCTATACTCTGTTATTATTGGCAACTGACATTCACACTCTTTATATATAAACACGCCATTGTCATCATAGTTATCACCAAGATAGTTCATCAACTCTACACAATTTTCAAACATCTCATACGATTTAAAGTAATCTATCAAAAAGTTTATTACATCAATCGATGGGTCTTCATTAGGGTTGTGAGCAAATAGACTCAGGTCTGATTCAACTATCTCCTCAAAACTATTTCTTTCAGTAATTAAATTGAATGAATTGATTACTCCTACGTGAATTGTTTGTTCTTGTGTCATTTACTTTGTATTATGTCGTAATAAAATGAATTGGTATCTTCTGCCACTCATCTGTCTGATTGATTTTCTACAGAATGAAGTTCGGTATCTACCTTAAACTGCTTTAAATCTTCAGGTAATTGCTTTGTCACAAAATTAGAGTCTTTCCAAAAGATTCTATTGTTAGGCATACAAAGTAGGTATCCGTCATCTGCTTCTAATATATGTCCACATTTATAGTCAGACGGCTCATCGCTATAAGGATTGTTAAACCAATCCACCGTCATAATATAGGTAGCCCATACCTTGGTGCTATCTCTTAGCACAACTTGAGCTCTATGAAACGCTAAGAAGTCGTATTCAATAACGGCCACGTTCTCGCTAAAACAATCCCATAACTGCTTATAGTTAAATGGTATATCATTGGTTGGTATCTTGGTATATATCTCTGATAGCGGTACTCTGCTCCTTAGCATTCCCGAATCAGTCATAATGTGAAACGTAAGTATCTTACCCCCGCAAGATTGAATACCAAAAACATAAACATTGTAGTATTCATTGCTATCTTTCTCATCTTTAGTAAAGTAAGATTTCTTTACCATTGCTTTAAAACTTGGTATGCTTGAATTTAATTTCATATTTTAATTTTAAAAGGGTGCTTCTTCAAGTCCCTCAGGTTTACTTTTAATAATTATCCATCTACCTTGTTGGTCTCTATCCTCTTGTGGCATCACTCCTTCCTTGTAAATACCATAAGCAATAAGCCATTTATAGAACTTTGTTCTACTTATACTCATCCTACCTCGAGGCCCATAGTCAGGATATTCATCAACAAAGTTAGCATATAACTCGTTCTTATAAAGCCTTATGTCCGGTTGCAACATTACCTCTCTGTTATGATGTGTGTCTACAAGCCCACACCACTCAATAAACTCGTGGCAAGTCTCTGCTGACAACTGACGAATCTTAAGGTTCACGAACTTACTCTTGACAAGTCCAATCTTAATGTAGGTAGTCAAACATCCAATCATATAGTTGTCAAACTCACACCAATCCTCATCGTTCCAATCTCCAAACATCAACTTACCAAACTCATCAAGTGGCGTAAATTCTTTAGTATAATACTGATGAAGCTCCAACTCCCACTTTCTTCTCGCAAATGAATTACCGGCACCCTTGATAGCATAGTTCGTAGTGATAGCTATCTTAGGAGAACGACTAAATGGAATCTTTATTGCGTCCTTGTTTTTCTTCTCGAGTGTTAGACCCTCAGTAACCACTGAGAACAAACGCTCAAAGTCAAAGTGTTTCCTTACATCATCGAAGCATAGTATCTGCGTATCTGCTGACACCAACTGATAAGCGAAGCTACGCTCGAAAGCAAATGATTTACCATCAATCACAACTAATTTTTTCATCTTACTAAGTGCATTCATAAGCAATCCCTTACCTGTTCCACCCTCAGGGTTGTCGCTAATCACCTCGTCATTCAGAATCACAGCCGGACAAAATGATAGGTTCTTGTATCCGTGCATTAGGAATCCAAGCGTACTCTCCATAGACTTAACTCTCTGCTCGTCTCCACCATTGATATTGCTCACAAATCTTTTGAAGTCACACTTTCCGGTGACATCACAGATATTAAAGTTCCTATCAATCACGTGGTCTTTCCACACGTATCCTCCTAAGTCCAAGTAGTCGAGCGTTGTTATCCCATCCTTACTAATCTTCACAGCACAATTCTTATAGTACAAGTATGAGGCATCCTTGGTATCAGCAATAAAGTAAATCTCAATCGTTGATAGCATTGACAAAAACTCTTCTTTGAAGAATCTCGTATTATCAGCGAAGTAATTGTACACCGCAATGTCATCTAACTCCAACAAGTGCGTAAGCACGAAGTCCTTAATCTCTTTCTCACTCGTGTGGTCAATCAAGTTATTGGTAACCTTTACGAATATATAATTCTTACCACCCTCAGGGCAGTACTTGTAGAATCCGTTGTCTTCTAAGAATTGTTTGAATTGTACGTGCACAATCTTTATAACTCCTCTATCGTTTCTGTCCCAAAAGGTTTGCATTGCATTCTCTTCCTCAACCTTATTAAGCACCGAGTCGATAGTCTCGCTGTCCAAATTGGAGTCTTGCAGTTGGATGCGAATCTCTTTTTTTGATACACCTCTCCTTAACTTTGCTTTAATGGTATTGATACGCTCCTCATCCTCGTAGTACTTAGTGCCGAAGTTCGCAGTGTGTTTATATGCTGAGTCAATAGTGGTTGCAATCTCTCTAAGTGTAAAGTCGTCAGTTGCAAACTGATTAAGCACATAAGATGCAAGGCTCTTGTTGATACCGAAGTCATTGAACGCCATTGCAAGCACATACGCATTCTGATTACGTTGTCCCTCTTGCATAGGATATTTTTTCTCCCACCACTTTACAAGTATCTCCACAATTTTATTCTCATCCGTGATAGGAATGGTTGCCTTGTCTCTTGTCTTACTTACCTCAGTGTACTCAGGCTCCTCAATCACATCCCAAATACTACTATTCTCATTAATCGCAATTAGAGGGTCATATGACTCGTAACAAACTCGGCTAAGGTTCTTGCTCGTCTTGTCGAAATAAGGCGAATTAAAGTACTTTTCTAACGAATTAAAGTACATTGTATGGTTCTCTGCATCTGCCGGAATCTTCACCAAAACTTTCAGCCCATTACCCGAAGGGGAAATGAATACAGAGAACACATACTTGTTCTTTGATAAATTCTCTTTGTCTTGCAACAACTCTTTCATCTTAGTGTAGCCATCGAAGTCCAAACATATCAATCCTGAATGCTCAAGCAGTGATACATCTGTTCTTTTATTGAATGTACCACTGAAACATATTGCCGGCAATTGCTTTTTTAGTTCCTGTCTCTCAGGCTTACGCTTCTCTAAGCGTATTTTCTTTACCAAATCCTTAGTAGCACCGGCTCCGTCCTTTATTCTCTCGAGTATAACGTGTACATCTCGGAAGAATGGCGTGTCAGTATCTCTAATATTTTGGAATATCGTCACATTATGTACCATTATATGTCGGTTTTATGTCGGTTTTAAGTATCTAACTATCTGATTATTAATACTAATGTCGATAATGTCAATTTTTTATTCAAAATATAATTAAAAAAAATAAGAAGAATAGAAAAACACATATAGAGAATATAGGAAAAATATATCGACATTTTCGTCACGCATTAGAGGTAAAAAAAGGGGAAGTTTTCACTCCCCCAATCTTTGTTTCTAATGGGTGCCAATTCTAAAAGGGAAGTCCCTCTTCTTCATCAGCCACCTCAGGTTTAGGTGCCTTTTGCTTAGGAGTAGTAGCCTTCTCTGATTGTGGTTTCATACCACTCTGAGCAGTCGGCTCGTAGGTATCCAACTCAACATAATGATTGCCACTACGTGCAGTCTTAATGTTTAGGTTTACCCATCCACCTTTCTCGTGCTGTCTGATGAACGCTACCGCTTCATCTACTTTCATTGATAATCTCCCAACTACAAAGTCAGGTGCATTTTCGTTTCTCTTGAATGAGAATCCGTCTGCAAAGATTTTTTCTTCGTTTGCCATCGTTCTAAATTTATTTTTTGCCTCAGTCTATTTATACCAATCACTAACCTCTGAGGCTAAGCTAATAATTAGTTTATCTTGAGTGTCTTTGAAGACACTATAATAAATACTCGTCAATGTAATAGTTCACTATATCATCTGATGGCTTAGCGCTAAAGTATTTATTATACACCTCAATCGCCTTACCTACTTTAGCTTCGCCACCTTTTACAAAGTCATCCGTTGGCCTAAAGATACCTAAAACTCCGGTACCTTTATCAATCACATAGAACACCAATGGCTTACCAAATAGTTCCTGATAAATGTAGCACTGACTATCATAATTGTACTGCTTCGCAGTATATTTGAACTTATGAATATCACTTGTAGTCTTAAGGTCAATCACCGCATTGTCAGTGACAATGTCAGCCTTTCCTTTCCACATCATACCTTGAATCTCAGCAACTGCCGGAGTCTCGTACTGATTACCGGCCTTGTAAATCTCATCATAGAACGCAATGTTCCCATTGATAATGTTCACAAGGTTTTGAATTTCTTCTTGCTCCTTTCTGAGCATACAAAAAGGTAAGTTGTAATCTTCGCAGAATGTTTTATACTCTTTGGTATTACGTGTGCTCACATCTACGAATGGCACAACCTTCGCCTTCTCAGGCTCCAATATTAATTGGTGAAAGTATCTGCCATCCATAAATGCTTTGTTATCTTCCCGAGTCTTACCGAAGTCTTGAGGATTGTTAAGCAATATGCCTATGTCTGAATTGGATAGGTATTGTTTGCCAATACCATTGTAGTACTCGTTGTCATCACGTAGTACTGATATAACATCTATGTCTGCCATTACTCTGCGTTTATAAGGTTAGCGATTTCTTTCTTGATAGCCGGACTAATTTTGTACTTGCGTACCAACTGAGCACCAATCTTCTCAATACCTAAAGCCTTGTTAGTGGTTACGTATTTTACAACTGCATCCCAATTCTCAGTACCTTTCTTTAAATCTACCAAGCCATCACCTACTGCCGGAACAATCTTCTTAGGAGCCTCTGTTTTGTAGTTTGACTCTCCCTCAGGTAAATCCTCACCGGCATAGATATAAATCCCCAACCCAAACATCGCTAAGTTCTTAACCAAGCAACGCATAATTGTTTTGTTAATGTCGAAAGTTGTCGCTGCCTCGACTGTCTTGTCACCAAAGCGTGAACTATAAGTGTAAGCTGTCTTCTTCATTGACTTGTTCGCACCATCCATCACCGGCAACCACATCTCAAGTGTTTCGCCTTCAATTGTAACTGACGTGTGACACATAAATCCAAGTGCCTCGTCATACTCGGTCTCACCGATTTTGTACGTGGCATCAGGGCATTCTGTTTTTGTGGCCGTCCAAGCCCAAGCCCAAGATAAATAAGTTAGGTTGCTTTTCTTCTCAACGTGCTCATTGACGTTGATAGACGATAGTCTTTCAAAGACTGATTTGTTCTTCTCCATTTGATTTGATTTGATTATTGATTAAATAGACTAAATGAAAACTGCTCTCTCTACATCCTTGACAATAGACACGTAGTCCTTGTCTTCTGCTATCTTCTGCTCAACTGAGGTGATGCCGTGGATGATAGAGGAGTGCTTGATTTTATACCCCGCATCATTCATATACTTTTGAATGTACGTTATCTGCATTGGTCTCTTAGCACATAGATAGTAAACCAAGTGCCTTGCATCTACATACTCTCTCTTCTTTGACTTAGAGAATATATCTTCCTTTGCCACACCAAATAGGTCGGCAACCCTTTCTACGTATTGATTGAATACATCGTGCTTCATAACTTAATTTAATTTGAGAGCAAATATAGTGAATATGTTCATACATCGTTCATTTATTTGCTAATATATTTTCTAAATAACTGCACCTCCGCCTCATCAAGCGAACGGCTACCATACTTATCATCTACCATAAAAAAACCTGAGTCCAATGACTGAATGATACATCCATCAACATACTGAATCACGTCCGTGCATTGATTGTGGAGGATTGCATCAGGATTCTTATCAAGATACGCTTCTCTACTTGTGAATCTTCCCCTATCACTAAATTCTTCAAACCCTTTTAATTTTTTTTCCATTTGATTAGATTTTATGGGAGCACAAGGCTCCCGTTAATTTGATTAATTCTCGTACAAAGATAGTACAATTTATTTATAAAACAATA